ACATCAGAAATTAAGTCGCGAGTTTCCGGAAACTTTTTTTTGAGGCCATGCAAATGGGCCGTCGCGGTCCGAAACCACAGCCTGCAGCTATCAAGGCGCAGAAGGGAAACCCCGGTCGTCGACCGATTGGCGTTGATCCCGGCATCGGCACGCGTGCGCAAAGTGTCGCGTTGCTGCCGCCGACCTGGCTGAAGACGCGCGGCCTTGAAGTCTGGAAGCGGCTTTCGCCGCGGCTGATTCAATTCAAGCTGCTAACGCCGCTCGACGTCGAGACGTTCGCGCGCTATTGCCGCAACTTCGGGCGGTGGCTGAAGATGAACGAGACGCTCGACAAGGAAGGCGAGACGTACGAATCCGAAAGCCTGCACGGCAAGCTCAAGCGCGCGCATCCGGCTTATCTGATCGCCGATCGCCTCGAGCGGCAGTTGCTCGCGGGCGAAGATCGCTTCGGCCTCAATCCGGCGGAACGTCAACGCATCTTCGCGGCGCGTGCCGTGAGCGCCGATCCTGCAGCACGTGATTTGTTCGGCGACGATCTGCCGGCACGCCGTCCGAACGATCCCGCCGCGGCGCCGAGCGAACCGGCGAAACCAATCGAGGGGCCGATCGGTCTCCTGAATTGACGTCATGGCTGCGAAAAAGCGTCCGCGTGGTGTCACGAAAAATGCGGCATGGGACAAGAAACGAAAGGTCTGGCGCGAGGGAATCTTTTGGTTCGACGAGAGCGCCGCGGATAAAGCCGCGGCATTCTTCCCGGATCACTTGCGATTGACGACGGCGGAATGGGCGGGTCAGCCGTTCGTATTGGCGGATTGGCAAGAGATCGAGATCATCCGTCCGCTGTTCGGATGGAAGCGTGAGAACGGGACTCGCAGATATCGTCGCTGTTACGTTTGGGTGCCGCGCAAGAACGGCAAGACCGAGCTGGCCGCCGGCATCGCATTGCTGATGTTGGTGGGCGATGCGGAAGACGGCGGAGAGGTCTACTGCATTGCATCTGAGAAAGACCAGGCGCGGATCGTGTTCGACAAATCGACGAGCATGGTCGCCCGGTCGCCGATGCTGGGCAATCTACTCTCCTGCTTCACGACGTCGATCTACTGTCCCGCGCTCAATGCATCGATCAAGCCGCTGTCGGGAAAGCCGCAAGGCAAGCACGGCTTCAATGCGTCTGGTCTGATCGGCGATGAGATCCACGAGTGGAAGTCGGGCGAGCTCTACCTCTATATCCACGACTCGTCGTCGGCTCGCCGGCAACCGCTCGAATTCCTGATCAGCACAGCCGGAAAGAAGGGCGGCTACGGCGAGGAAATCTACGACGAGTGCGTGAAGATTCGTGACGGCGTACAGGATGATCCGGAAACCTTGGTCGTCATCTACGCGGCCGACCCCGAAGATGACTGGACCGATCCGAAAATCTGGGCAAAGGCCAATCCGAATCTCGACAAGACGATCAAGCTCGATCGGGTGCATGCGGACTGCAAGCAAGCGCGGCAACTTCCGAGACTTGAGAACGCCTTCAAGCAGTTTCGTTTGAACGTCTGGACCGAGCAAGCGGTCAAGTGGTTGCCGATCGATGCGGTGGATGACGAGGGCCGCCGCTACGGATGGGACCACTGCATCGGCCCGGTGCCGTGGCAAAAGCTCGACGAGCTGATGAAGCACAAGCTTTGCTTCGGCGGTCTCGATCTGTCATCGACGAACGATCTGTCCGCCCTGGTTTGGTGGTTTCCGATTCAGGACGGGCTCGAGATACCGGTCGCCATCGCGCGGTTCTGGAAACCGGCGGACCTGATCAAGGCTCACGCCAAGCGCGACAAGCTTCCCTACGAGCGATGGGTGAAAGAACAAGCGATCGTCGCGACGCCCGGCAACGTCGTGGATTACGCGTTTATCCAGGAGCAGATTTACCGCGACGCCGAGAACTTCAAGATCGCGTACTACGGTCAACAGAAGCGCGAAGCACACGAAGGCGGCCTCGCGATCGACCGTTACAACGCGACCGAGACGGCGGTTAAGCTCGGGCAGGAGGGTTTGCCCGTCGTGTTGTATGGCCAGGGCTTCGTCTCGATGTCGCCGCCGGCAAAAGAGCTTGAGCGCCTGGTGCTCTGCAACGGGTTTCATCACGGCGGACATCCGGTGCTTCGCCGTCACGCGCAAGTGGTCGCGATCGAGGAAGACGCCGCCGGCAACATCAAACCGGCGAAGAACAAGACGGCCGAGCGCATCGACGGCATTCCGGCATTCTGCAATGCGCTCGGCATTGCGGCGAAGGCGGTCGTCCCCGGTCCGTCCATCTACGAAAAGCCCGGTTTCTTCATGTGAGAGCAGCGGATTGCAACGATGCGGATGTGGCCGATATCAACGAAGACGGCCGCGCATCTTCGCAGCATCGTCCCGCGTGCTCTCTCAGGAATTGAAGGCTTGGCCGGTGCGGGGCTGATCGTCTACGGCGCGTGGTTGATCTATCCGCCCGCCGGCTATTTCGCGGCGGGCGTGTTGCTGCTCGTGAGCGGATGGCTCGGTGCGAGGCGGATCGGCTGATGTATGGGCTGTTCACGACATTCGCTGGCGGAATTCGGGCAAGCGCGGAAGACGGCCGCCCGAATCTCAGTCCGCTCGACGACTTTTGGTATACCGACCTTGGGCAAGGCGGCGCGAGCGCTGCAGGTGTCCGCGTCACTCCGGATATTGCACTCAAAGCGTCGGCGCTCTATGCGTGCTTGAAGTTGCTGGCCGAGACTATCGCGTCGGTCTCCCTCCAGATGTATCGTTCGCTTGTGGATGGCGGGTTCGAGGAATTCCCAAATCATCCGCTCGACGAGCTGATCCGCTATCAGCCGAACGACATCAATACGGCTGTCGAGTTCTGGGAATTTTTGGTCTTTCATGCCGGCCGCACCGGCACGAGCTACGCGGAAATTGTTCCGGGGCCGCGTGGCGCGATCGATAAGCTTCTGCCGCTGCATCCCGATCGCGTGCGAGCGGAGAAACTGACGAACGGCCGACTCCGGTTCAACGTTCGGGATGAAGCGGTCGGCACCGAGCGCGTCCTCACGCAAGATGAAGTGTTCCGCATTCCCGGCCTATCGGCCGATGGCTACAGGGGTTTGCGGCTTGTCGACTATGCTGCGGATGCGATCGGGCTCGGCATGGCGGCCGATCAATATGCCGGTCGCGTGTTTTCGAACAATCTCAATATCGGTGTGATCCTGCATCACCCGACGAAACTTTCGGAGGAAGGCCAGAAGAATCTGATCGACGCCTTCATGGCGAAAGTTGCCGGTGCGGCGCGTGCTCATCGCCCGGTCGTTTTGCAGGAAGGGATGAAGGCAGAGAAGTTTGGGCAGACGGCGACGGAAGCCCAACTGATCGAAGCCAGAAAATGGCAGATCGGCGAGGTCGCGCGGTTCCTGCGTATCCCGCTGCACATGCTGGGGCTTGACGATCAGACGAACCGGTCGACGGTCGAAGAGCAGTCGATCAACTTCGTCAAGTACACGCTGCGGCCGTGGTGCAAGCGCATTGAGCAGGCCATCCGGCGCGACCTGATCACAGCTACGCAATTCAGCGCCAAGTTCGATCTCGATAGTCTGATGCGCGGCAACGCGCAGGCGCAAGGCGAATATTGGGCCAAGGCTCTTGGTTCCGGTGGAACGCGGGGCTGGCTCACTCAAAACGAGGTGCGCAAGAAAATCGGCGAACGGCCACTGCCCGGCGGCGACGATCTTCCACAGGCAACGAATGCGCCGGTCACGGGCAGTGAGAATCAACCGACCAAACGCAAGCCGCCGGCCAATGATGACGACGAGAACGCGAGGAAGCCGACTGACAACGTCCTCGTCGCGGCGACCTTGCTCGTGAGCAAGGAAGTCGTCGCGTTGCGCAAGGCGGCAATGAAACATGCGGACGACGCAGCAGCGTTTCGAACCTTCGCGGGACATCTCTACCGAAGTCAGGTCGCGCACGTCATGACGGCAATGCAAATCGACAAGAAGCAGTCGCGTATCCGGTGCCTTGCTCTTGCAGATCGCATCGGCGCTGCCAATGACATTGCATTGGCACTGGACGAATTGGAAACCAACGGCGCGGCAGAGCTTGCGACGTTTGCTGTGCAGCATCCCCGGCAGGAGAAAGTGCAATGAAATTCTCTGATCTCCGTGGTGGGCTGCTTGCCTCGAGCTGTCAGGTATGCCTGATCGAGGAACGGCGCGGCGACCAATTGTTGCTGCTGTTGACCGATCTCGTCCGCGGGCATGAGGTTTCCGATTTCCGGCTTGTGACTGCGCTTGCGGGCGGCGGTTCAAAAATTCCTGCAGCATTGGCTGATCTGCATCGCGCTAGCGATGACGATCATGGTGATGATCCGCGTGATATGCTGGCGGCACGTTTGGCGCGGCCGATCATTGTTCCGGGCTCGCGAGGTGGAAAATCGACGGCCGTCGTCTCGTTCCGCGGCATGACCTTTTACGATCTGGAGTATCAGCCTTACGCCGTGTCGACGCGGCTCTATGCGGCGACCATCAATGCACTCGCCGCCGATGAATCGATCGGCACCATCATGACGGTTTTCGATACGCCCGGCGGTTACGTTACCGGCGTGGCGGAAGCTGCGGATGCGCTGTTCGCGGCGCGCGAAAAGAAGAAGGTTGTTTCGGTTATCGATCCGCTCGCGGCCAGCGCCGGATATTACATCGCGAGCCAAGGTGCCGAGATGGTTGCGGTGCCATCTGCAGATGTTGGCGCGATCGGCGTCTACATGCTGCATCTGGATTTTTCCAAGATGCTTGAAGAGATGGGCATCAAGCCGACCTTCATCTTCGCAGCTAAATACAAGGTCGAAGGCAACATGTTCGAGCCGCTCGGCGACGAAGCGAAAGCGAGCATGCAGGCCGATGTCGATCTGATCTACGCGGCATTCAAGAAAGCCGTTGCGCGGGGTCGCGGAGTGTCCGTGTCCGACGTAGAGGCAAACTTCGGACAGGGCCGCTGCAAGATGATGCCGGAAGCCAAGAAGCTCGGCATGGTCGATCGCATCGAGACGATCGAGAACGTCATGCGCCGTTTCGGCGTCATCGTCGGAACGGAAGGCGCGAAGGGCGCGCGGGCTGATGCTGACCATGAACCGCCTTCACTCACTGCGGCGGATGTTGCGGTCGTTGAATCGACCGAGACCGACATCGCCGATGCGCCGGCACAGTCGGCCATGACAGCTCTCGACCGCATGCGCCGTGAGCTCGATCTCGCCGCGCACTGATCCTCATTCAATTTCAGTTTCGGGGTAGCGGCTCTGTCGAGTCCGTGATCCTCGCTCAAGCGGGCGGCTCGCAAGAGCCGCCATCTATTCCCATGACGAAGAGAAATATCGGAGGAGCCAACATGGCTTCGAAGCTCAAAGTATTGCGCGACCAGAAGGCCGATCTCATCGGCCAGGCACGCTCTCATCTCGACTCGGTCGATGCCGTCAAGGGCATGACCGAAGAGCAGAAGACGAAGGCCGACGCGTTCAACGCGCAGATCGAGCAGTGCAATTCGCTGATCGCTGCCGAAGAGCGCTTGCAGGAGCAAGAGCGCTCCATGCCGGCAATCATCGATCCGAACGCGGCGGCGGACGACGCCGCGAAGAAGCCGGCCAGCAAATGGAAGGGGCCCGGCGAGTTCATGGCCGCGGTGCATCGTGCGACCGTCGCGCATCAGATCGACCCGCGGTTGATCCAGGCGTCGCTCGGCGCCAATGAGACGGTCGCGACCGATGGCGGCTTCCTCGTCGGTACTGATGTGGCGCCGGGGTTGTTGACGCGGGCCTACGAATTGGCGCGCATCGCCGATCGTGCGCAACGCGTTCCGATCTCTGCCGTATCCAACGGCATCAAGATCAACGCACTGAAGGACAACAGCCGTGCGACCGGCTCGCGCTGGGGCGGGATCCAGATGTACTGGATCGGTGAAGGCGACACCATCACGCCGACGCGGCCGAAGTTCCGGCAGATGGAGCTCAACCTCAAGAAGATCGCTGGGCTGCTCTACGCCACCGACGAGATGATGCAGGATCAGACTGCGCTCGGCAGCATCTTGACGCAGGCGTATCCGTCCGAGCTGGCGTTCATGCTCGACGATGCGATGTTCGAGGGCTCGGGCGCGGGCACTCCGCTCGGCATCATGAACAGCGGCGGTAAGATCACCGTCGCCAAGGAAGTTGGCCAGGCCGCCGCCACCATCGTCTACGAGAACATCCAGAAGATGTGGTCGCGGATGTGGTCGGGTTCCTGGGCCAACTCGGAATGGTGGATCAACCAGGACTGCATGCCGCAGCTCAATGCCATGTCGCTCGTCATCGGCACCGGCGGCATCCCGGTCTATCTGCCTCCCGGCGGCCTGTCGCAATCGCCGTTCGGTACGCTGATGGGGCGGCCCGTTCGACCGCTCGAATATTGCAACACGCTCGGCACGGCCGGCGACATCGTGCTCGCCGATCCGACGCAGTACGTGATGATCGACAAGGGCGATATCCAATACGCCACCTCGATTCACGTCGCATTCCTCACGGCCGAGCAGGCGTTCCGGTTCATCTATCGCGTCGATGGCCAGCCCGTGGACAACCTGCCGATCACGCCGTTCAAAGGCACCGCGACGCAATCGCCGTTCGTGCTGCTCGCGACGCGCGCATAGTCCAAACGGACTGATCGCACATCAACATCATCGCGGCGCCGGACGTCGGCACCGCTCTCCCCTCAACTTCGATCTGGAGAAATCTCCATGAACAAGCTCGACTTCAGCGAAAGCCACATCGTCAAAGGGCTCGACGCGGTGGCGGACGCTTTCAGCGGCACCGTCTATTCCGACGTTGTCAGCCTTCGCGGCCACGACGAGGTGGACTTCATCCTCCACAAAGGTGTCGGCGCGACCGGCACATCGACCCTCACCGTCGAGGCGTGCGACGACATCGTGCCGACCACCGTCTCGGCGGTCGCGTTCCACTATCAAAAGGCCACGGGTGCGGATGACGTTCCGAGCGAACCTGTCGCCGCCACGTCAACCGGCTTTGCGACGACTGCCGGATCGAGCCAGCTCTACCGCATCAAGGTCGATGCGCGAAAGCTGCTCGCGGCCGGCTATGGCTTTGCGCGTCTGAAATGCGTCGAAGTCGTTGATAGCCCGGTGCTTGGCGGCATCCTGATCGAGTTGAAGCACCCGCGCTATCACGATCAGGTGCCGGCGTCGGTCGTCGTGTAATTCGTTTGCGTAAGCGGGCCGGCATTCGCCGGCCCGCATTGCCTCACACTGGAAAGGACCCAGGACATGGCCAAGTCAGAACTTTTCGTCCGCAAGCAGTCGGGCGGCATGTTTTCGATCGTGAATGAGTCGCTGACGACGGGCAGCATCTTTTTCGTCGACTCTGTGACGGGCAGCAGCGCCGGTGGTTATAACCCGGATGCGCCAGCCGCAACGATTGCCCAAGCTTACGCACTCTGCACCGCAGGCAAAGGTGACCGCATCTATGTGATGCCGAGCCATGCCGAGAATATCTCTCATGCCACGACTGGTCTGTCCTGCACCAAGGCCGGTGTTCGCATCATAGGTCTCGGGGATGGTGACGGTCGTCCGACTATCACACTCGACACGGCGAATACCGCCTCGATCGCGGTTTCGGCCGCCAGCAACAGCTTCGAGAACATCGTATTCGTCGCAAACTTCCTCTCGATTGCGGCATGCTTCACGCTCGCGGCGGCCAAGGCGTTCGCGCTGCGCAACTGCGAATTCCGCGAGACTTCTGGCGTCCTGAATTTCCTCAACATCGTCAAGAGCACGGGTGCCGCCAACACGGTCGATCGGCTCACGCTCATCGGTAATACCTGGCGCGGTCTTGGCACCACCTCGGTCAACTCGTTCGTGCTCACCGCCAATGACATCGACGGGCTGACGCTGCTGGACAACAAGGTGACGCTGGAGCGTACGGCGACGGCTGCGGCGCTCTGCACGGTCACGGCTGGCGTGCTCTCCAACCTCGACTGCGGTAATAACCGGACCTACACCAAACAGACCGCTACGACCGGCGGCGGGCTGATCAGTGTCGGCGGCACGACCTCGACGGGGTGCGTGTACCGGAATTTTCAGCAGACCCTCGGTACGGCGACCGACATTCTATTCACCACCACCGTTGGTCTCGGCGCGTTCGAGAACCGCGTCTCTGGAGCGGTCGGAGCGACGGGCTTCGTGATCCCGGCGGTCGACAGCTAACCCGCGTTGCTTTGGATCGGCAAAACAGCGGGGCGGCATTCGTGCCGCTTCGCTCTCATCCTCAGGAGCAATTGTCATGGCCGTCGCCGGTACGATCATCACGACCCCGTTGGATATCGGCGGCGGCGTCACGCAATACAGCGTGGCGTGGGTATCGTCTGCCGGTGGAGCGGTCACGGAGAATAGCCTCGACGTGCGGCGCGGGCCGCTGAGGCAGGTCAAGTTCATTCCGAGCGCAGCGGTGGCACCGAGTGATTTGTATGATGTGACGTTGCTCGATGCAGATGGCGCGGATGTACTCGTCGCAAACGGCGCCAATCTGTCGGCTACCGTCGCATCATGGTATTCGCCGACAAATCCGATCTATCTGGCGGCCGGTGCTCTCACGCCAACGATCGCGAACGCTGGAAACGCTAAGGAAGGCACCATCGTTCTGATCGTTGGGCCGTGAAGGCGGGCTTGAAATATGCCGCTCTATCTCGTTACCGGACCGACCGAAGTATTGAGCCTGGTGGATGCCAAGCTGCATCTGCGGGTCGAAGATTCCGAGAACGATGCCGTCATTACCGCGATGGTCGCGGCCGCAACGGCGGACATCGACGGCAGGGATGGATGGCTTGGGCGCGCGTTGAAACCGCAAACGTGGGATCTGAAGCTCGATGGCTTTCCATGTGGGCATATCCGTCTTCCGCTGCCGCCGCTGATTTCCGTCACGTCGGTCGAGTATATCGATATCGACGGCATCACGCAGACATTCAGCGCGACGAAATATCATGTGTCCGGGGCGGGCGGGCGCAATCCGGCAAGGATCAGTTTACGTGCATATGAGCAGTGGCCGTTGACGGCCTATCGTTGGCCGGAACCTGTGACAGTTCGGTTCGAAGCGGGATACGAGATCGTGCCGCCGGACATCGTCAACGCGATCAAGCTGCAAGTTTCGCAGTATTACGAAAACCGAGACGAATTCGTGACGGGGACGATCATGTCAAAACTTCCGAGCACGGTCGAGTCGCTCCTGCTCAAGCATCAGGTCTTTGCCTGATCGCACCGCTCCGCATCCATCTTTGACCTGAAGGAGACCACCATGCGCAAATTCATTCGCACTGCGTTGTCCGCGCTCGCGGGCGTGCTCGTCACCTCGGCGATCGTCGCAGCGACGCTGACGGCGTCGATCAATGTCAACATCGTTGCGAACTACCGTGGATCCAACGATCTCGGTGCGCCGAGCTTCAGCTTGACGCAATCGCTGCAGCCGTCGATCGCGCTCGGGACCGGAACCGGCTCGGGTCAATCCGATCTGATGTTCTCCGATACCCGCACGCTAGCGGCGTCTGGAACCGAGAACATCGATCTTGCGGGGTCGCTCACGGATGCGTTCGGTACGACACTTACGTTCGTCACGATCAAGGTCATCAAGATTTGCGCAGCGACGGCAAACACGAATAACGTCGTCGTGGGCGGTGCGGCGACGAACACGTTGCTCGGCGTGTTCTCCGATGCGACCGACAAGATCGCGGTGAAGCCGCAGGGATGCTTCATCTGGGTGGCGCCGAAAGTGGGCGCGACGGTGACGGCATCGACCGGCGACATTCTCTTGATCGCGAATTCCGCCGGCAGCACGGGCGTTACGTACGACATAATTATAATTGGCACTTCTGCGTAGGAGCCGCATGACATGAATCGGAGATCGTTCTTCAGGTTCGCTGCGCTTGCGCCAGTTGCAATGGTTGTTGCGCCCGTGTCTGCCGCCACCGGCGGGTCGTTCCGCGTCGCTGGTGCGGGTTCGTTCGACTCGAAGTTGGTCGGCATGCGTACCTTGCCCGGCGAGATAGTGACGGTGAATCGGGATGGCTTCGATGGCGCCGCCCTTCGCCGGCTGTTCGAAGCCATGAACGCGGGATTGCGGGATGGCCACCGTTTGACCCTGGTGGAATGATCCGTGCGCGCCGGCCGCCTCGATCGCAAGATCACGATCCAACGCCGCTACGTCACTCAGAACGAGTTCGGCGAAGAGGTCGTGGAGTGGCAGAACATCTGCCCGCCGGTCTGGGCCGAGAAGGAAAGCGGGCAGGGCATCGAGCGCTACGTCGCCTCGCAATACGTCGGCAAGTCCGTCCTGGTATTCCGTATCCGCTATTCCAGCGATGTGAAGGAAGTCACGACCAAGCATCGCGTGATCTTCGAAGGCCGGGTGCACGACATTTTGAACAAGCGCGAGATCGGACGGCGCGAAGGGCTTTGGCTCGATTGCGAAGTCAGATCCGAAGAGCTCGACACGGCGTGACCTGACATGGCAATCGGCGCGGCGCTGCGAACCTTCCTGCTCGCCGATGCTGCGATTGCGGCTGCGATTGTCGAGCCCGACGGCACAAAGTGGCGCATCTATCCCGTGCAGTTGCCGCAAGGGCTGAATCAACTTGCGATCCGCTACACCATCATCAGTGGCCAACGGCCGCACGCATCGCCGCAAGGTGCGATGGGATTGTCGGGGCCGCGCATCCAGATCGATGTCTGGGGGCCGGTCTATGCCCCTGGCGTGCATGCGCTCGCCGAGCTGATCCGCAAGCGGCTCGATGGTTACCGCGGCGCGGCCGGTTCCGGCGGCGATGCGACGACAATCCAAGGCGCGTTCTTCGCCGATGAGCGCGACGGTTACGAGCCTGAATCGAAACTCTATTTCTTCTCACGCGACTATTTCGTGTGGTTCGAAGAAGCAATCGCCTAGTCCTCCATAGGAGAATACGGAAATGACACAGGTTGCATCGATTGGACATGGCGTTCGTTTCCTTCGGCAGAAGACGGACCTGTCATACGAGGACGTCGGTCAGGTTCACGAGCTTGGCGGCCCGACGTTGGCACGTGATGCCGTCGATGCCAGTCACACGCTCTCGCCCAACCGCTGGCGCGAATTCATCGGCGGCATGCGCGATGGCGGCGAATTCAGCGCGACGATCGCTCTCGAGCCGGGCGCCGGCGCGACCAAGGATCACCGCAAACTGTTCGACGATTTCAAGAACGATGACGCGGTGACCTATCGGATTCTATGGGCGAACGTCGATGCGACGTCGTTCACGGTCACGGCGTTGATCACCGGCCTGGAGCACGCCGAGCCGATCGACGACAAGATGACGCTCAACGCGACATTCAAGGTATCGGGCGAGCCGACGCTGGCGGACGGTGCCGCCTGATGAATCCGTATCGTGGCGAGATCGGCATCGAGATTGCAGGAACGTTGCGCGTTCTGCGCTTCGGCTGGTCCGAGATCGCGCTATTGCAGTCGGCATATGGCGAGGACTTCACCACGCGCATGATGCAGGCAATCGTCGCGGTCGATCTCAAGACGATCGCTGACATCCTGGTGATTGGGCTGCGGCGGGATTGGCCGGAAGTTTCTGCCGAGACAATCATCGAGGCGTCGCCTGCGATTGCTCTGGTGACCGAAGCAATCAATGATGCGTTGACTGCGGCATTCAAAGGTCCGAAAGGGGTTCCGGACGATCCGGCAACGCGCCCGACGATAGCGGCGAGAATGCTCGCCGCAATGTCGTCCTTGACGCCCTCAAGAATGCATTGATCGCCGGGATCGAGGAAGATCGATTCTGGCGACAGACACCGTTTGAAACGCGCATGGCCGTCGCCGCGGCCAATGAGCGCCAGCGGCTGGATTATCGCCTGGGGATGTGGGCCGCCTGGCATGGCGCGTACTTCGTCCGATCTGGAAAGAGATTTCCATCATTGTCCAAAGCTCTGCACGGACTGGACAAGCGGACGGTGCGCAAGATGTCACCGGAGATGATGCTGCAGAGCGCCGAGATGATGATTGCTGCTTTCGGCGGCAAGGATCTCCGCAGGAGCAAGCCGCATTGAGATGGCCGGCCGGGTCTATTTCAAATTCGAGCTGAGCGGCACGCAAGAGCTGCTCGAAGCTTTTGACGAGTTGCCGAAGGCGGTTGGTCAGCAAGTCCTGACGGACATCTGCAATCGCGCGGCGCAACCGATCGTGCAAGCTGCGAAGGCGTTGGCGCCGGACGATCCGGATCATCCCGGCAGCCTTAAGGATTCGATCGGTGTCCGGAAGTGGAAGGGCCGCAAGTGGACCGGCGTCGTCATCGGGCCGAAGTGGCCGGAAGGCGCGCACGGACATCTGCTCGAGTTAGGCACCGGTCCGCGCTATCACAAGACGACAGGTAAGTACGTCGGCATCGGCCCGGCGAAACCGTTCATGCGACCGGCATGGGATGCGAACAAGGGCGCGGCGCTCGACATCATGCGCAACGAAGTCTGGGACGCGCTCGCCAAAGCCGCGGCGAAGCTGCGCAAGAAGGCTGAGAAGGGCACGCTCGGCAAGTCCGCGCGGCGCGCGCTCGGCGGATTCTAGGATCATCTGAAAATGGCAACCGCACCGATCGGCGCACTACGCGCCGACCTGATGGCCAATTCGGCGATGTTCGCCGCCGACATGAAGGCGGCGCGCGATGCCGTGTCGACGGCGTCGGCTGCGATGCAGCGCACGTTTTCCAATCTGCAGAAGGGCGCCAACAGGGCGGTCTCCGAGATATTCAATCTGCGTAATGCCGCGGCGGTGCTTGCAGTCGGTGCGCTGGTTGCGTTCGTGAAGGCCAACGTCAAGGCTGCGGCCGAGATTGATGACACGTCGCAACGGCTCGGCATCAGCGCCACCAAGTTCCAGGAATTGTCCTTCGCGGCAAAGCTCGCCGGCATCGAGCAGGAGGATTTCACCAAAGCGTTCGAGCAGTTCAACAAGCGTATCGGGGACTTCTCAGGCAACATCACGGGGTCGCAGAAGGCGCTTGGGCAGCTCGGCCTCACGATGGCCGATCTCAAGGGCAAGACGCCGGATGAGCAGTTCGCGCTGGTGGCGGACGGGTTCAAGAAGATCGAGGATCCGGCGCTGCGGGCCACGCTTGCCGCCGACCTGTTCGGAAAGAGCGGAATCAAATTGCTCAATGTGTTGACCGATGGCTCGGCGGGTCTGAAGAAATACGCTGAAGAGGCGCACAAGCTCGGCTTCATCCTGTCCGACGAGACGATCAAGAAGGCGGCGCAAGCCGACGACGAATTCGACCGCATCGGCAAATCGCTCAAGATTGCCGGCATCAATATCGCGGCGGGTTTCCTGCCTGGTCTTACCGAGATCAGAAAGATTTTCACGTCGCAGGATTTCCAGGACGGCGTGCGCAAGACGTCGGCCGCGCTCGCGGACTTCGTCAAATGGATGGTGGACAACAAAGACACCATCATCATCGTCTCGACAACGCTTGCGGGGCTCAAACTCGGCGCGGCGTTCGGAAGCGGGTTCGGCAAGCAGGGTGCGGTCATCGGTGCCGTCACCGGCGCACTGACGGGCTACGTCGCTGGCGTCGAGATGGCGAATGACAGCACGAAGCAACTCCAGGAAACACTTTCGGAGCCGTTGAAGGTCACGGTTACCGGGGCGGCCAATCCGATCTCGCCGGAAGTCGGCCAGGCGATCGACGATCTCGTGTTCAAGACGCGCATCCTCAAGGGCGACTTCGATCTGCTCGCGGAAGGATTTCCCGAAGCGGCGAAGGGCCTCAAGCAGTTCGGCATGGACGCGAACGAGTCTCGTACATCCGTCGAATTGCTCAGTCCGCAAATGCAGCTCTTTAATCAGAGGATGCTGGAGTTCAAGGCCGCGCAGCTCACGCAAGAAAATCTTTTGCCGTGGGAAAAGTACGAACAGCAATTGATGCGCATCGATCAGCTGGTTGCGAAAACGGGGATGAGCGAGGAAACCGCTGGGCGGATGCGCGCGAAGGCATGGTCAGACGCCAGTCAAATGGCGCAGCAGTACGCGACGGAGGTTGGCTCGGCGCTAACCACGATCTTCAAGGACAACAAAGCCGCATCGATCGCTGCCGCGATCATCAATACCGCGGTCGCGATCACGAAGGCGTTGAGCTCATATCCGCCGCCGTGGTCGTTCGCAATGGCTGGGCTACAGGCGGCGGCTGGCGCGGTGCAGATTGCGTCGATCAAGTCCCAGAAATTCGATACCGGCGGATCATTCCGGGTCGGCGGCGTGGGGCCTCCGGATTCCAAGTTGATTTCGATGCAGCTCACGCCCGGTGAGATGGTGGACATCCGCCGGCCGGATCAGGTGGGCGGCACGGGCGCCGCGGCTGCCGGCGGCGGCGGCAATCGAACATTCACCATCGACATCAACCCGCGATCGTTCTTCGGCCAGCACATGCGCGTCTTTGCCGAAGAGATGATCCAGGCGCAGCGCGACGGCTACTCATTCCAATTGAATCCGGCGTGACGCGATGCCAATCGTCATCTCTAATAATCTCGTTCTCGCCGAGACCGGGGTGCTCGGCGCCGACAATCCGGTGATCGGTTGGCAGAATATCGTTCTTACGACCAACATCTCGTCGATCACGGCGGATGCCGATTTCCCTGTCACCAATCTGGCCAATCCGGCCACCAATTACGAATGGGTCGGTGGCGTCAACGCTGGTGATGAGGCTGTCAAGGTCATCACCAATTCGGTGGAGGACATCGATTACCTGGCGGTTGCAAAGCCCAACTTCGGATCGGCGAATATCGTCACCTCGGTCGAGGGCGCGTTGGGCACGGATACGGCGCAGAAGGTCTTGCTGCATCTCAATGGCGACGACGCGACGACCACGATCACTGATTCCAATGTCGGCGGTTCCGCGCACACTTGGACCGCCGCCGGAAATGCGCAGATCGACACCGCGCAGAGTGTCTTCGGTGGCGGCTCGCTGCTGTGTGATGGGTCAGGCGACTGGGTAAGCGCCCCGGATCACGCTGATTTCACGCTTGGCTCCGGGGCCTTGACGGTGGAGTGCCGGGTCCGGCCCGCCGTCAACGGAACGGCTTTGGAGATTTGCGGGCAGGGCAATTCGACCGGCACCGCAGCGACGACAAGCTTTCGCATTGAGCGCATTGGCGCCGGAAATTTCATCCAGGCGCTGGTGTCGGATGGTTCCGCTTTCACGACGCTGACCGGAGCGACGACGCCGATCGTGACCGGCAGCTTCTACAACATTAAGCTCGTGCGGACCGGAAACGTGCTGAGCTTGTTGGTCAACGGCCTCTTGGAGGCGACGGCCGCATTTACCGGGGCGGTCAATAATTCGGCGAATGATTTCCGGGTCGGTGCGGCCGGCGAGATCACGGCCAATACCTGGAACGGCTGGATCGAAGAGTTCCGGCTGCTTGTTGGCCGTGCCGACGACTCCGCGCCTCCAAGTCTGCCCTATGACCAATATGCTTGGTTCGAGCTGGTGCAGGAAGTCCAGCTTGCGGACGATGCGCCGGTGCTGTTCCGATTCGAGCCGCAGCCGCTCACGGCGATCCGTCTGCACACGCAGCCCGGCGACGAGGCACCACGAGCGGCCGTCATGTACGTGGGGAAGCTGCTGATCCTGCCGCGCACGCTGTGGCAGGGCCATACGCCGATCAAGTATGGCCGCAAGCGCAAGGTCGTCAACGGCACGAGCGAAAGCGGCAACTTTCTCGGCCGCACCGTGCTCAATGAAACCAGAGAAAGCACTGCGCATCTGTCGCTCATTGATCCGGATACCTATCGTGAGGACATCGATCCGTTCATCGATGCGAGCCTGGAGAATCCGTTCTTCTTCGCATGGCGTCCGGAAATGTATCCACGTGAAGTTGGCTATGCGTGGCTTACCGCTGATCCGCGGCCCGTCAACGCGAGTCAGCACGGCCTCACTGAGTTGGACCTGGTGATGCAGGGCGTCGTCTGATGCAGTCGGTCACGTACTTTGAGGCCGATATTCCGCATTGCGCCCTGACGTATGGCGTTCCGCCGTGTCACGCGCATCTCGGTTTTGATGACGGCGAGAACGAGGGCCCGTTCGCCGCCGAGTTCGACGGCACGAGCGACTATCTCACGCGCGGCGCTAATCTTACTGGCGTGGTGGACGGCAAGGCGGGAACTCTGTCGTGCTGGGTCGATCTGCTCGGTGGCGACGGGACAAACCTGGTTGTCTTCACGACCACAAACAATCGATTTCAGTTGCTTCGCGTGGCTGCCAATACCTACCAGGTCTTTGGGCTCAACGCCGCAAATACCGTCATTCTCAATCTTGCCGCGCTGGGGACCAAGACGTCAGCATCTGGCTGGTGCCATCTCCTGGCATCGTGGGATCTGGCTACTGGCGCGGGTCAGTTCTACATCAACGACGTCGCCGTCACAAATCTCTCTGTGGCGACGAATGACACGATCGACTACACAGACACGGACTTCGCCGTTGGCGCCACTCCCGCCGGCACCCTTAAGATGAACGGTCGCATCGGTGAGCTGTGGGTCAACACGACAACGCGCATCGACCTCAGCGTGGAAGCCAACCGGCGCAAGTTCATCGATGCGGATTTGCGGCCGGTCTACCTCGGGGCAACCGGAGAGGTACCGACCGGCACGGCCCCCGCCGTTTTCATGTCCGGCCCTGCTGCCAACTGGCACACGAACAAGGGGGCAGGCGGCGGCATGACGCTCAACGGCGAGCTCGACGAGTTCGCGTTCGGCGCCCACAAGTGTTTCAACTCGCTCGGCACATGCCAGGACCGCGTGAACTTCGACGACGATCCCGTGACGCTGCGGTTCACTGAAGATATCGGATTTCTGCCGCCCCAGATAGGGGCGTTGCCGTTCATCAAGTCGATCGATGTCACGCCTGCGATCATGTCGTTGAACGGCGATCTCGGCCAGCGCGCAACGTTGAAGGTGACGTTCAAGGACACCAAGCACCCCGATGCCGGCACGATGTTCGACAAGTATCCGGGTGACCGCGATTATTCCGACCCATTCAATCGCGGAACGTTCTGGGGGAAATTCAGGGCGCGCAATCCGTTCCTGCGCATGCGCAATTGCCGGATCATCCGGGCGCTGATCCCGGATTCGTTTGCCGCCAATCATCCGATGGGATCGCCGCTCGCAGACGGCGTGCTCACGCAACAGGAGATACGGCACTATGTAACGGACTCGATCGATGGGCCTACGCCGAAAGGCGAGTTCGCGATCGTCGGCAAGGATGTGCTGAAGCTCGCGGACGGTGACCGCGCGCTGGCGCCGGAATTGTCGAACGGGTTTCTTGTCGCCGGTATTTCCGACAGTGCGTTGTCGTTCACATTGTCGCCGGCCGGGATCGGGAATTCTGAATATCCCGCATCTGGGGACGTGACCATCGGCGGCAAAGAGGTGGTTTCGTTCACGCGCGCCGCCGACGTGATGACGATCGTGCGGGCGCAGCTCAACACCGAGGCCGTGGCGCACAGCACCGGTGATCGCGTGCAACTCAAGCTGGGCTATATCGGTGAGGATGGCGCAGACATTCTCGCCGATCTGTGGACGCGAGCCGGTGCCGATCCGGCGTTCATCCCGTTGGCGGCGTGGCAAGCGGAAGCGGCGGCCTTCCTGGGCGTGGTCTACACGCTGCACATCGCGGAGCCGACATCGATCAGCAAGCTGATCTCGGAAATTCTGCAGTACATGGGCGCAACGCAATGGTGGGACGACGTCAATCAACTGATCAAGTTGCAGATTCTTCGCGCCGTCTCGACGACGGCCGACCGCTACAACGAAGACAATGTGTTGGACGGCGCCATCGAAGTTAAGGAGCAGCCGGAGAAACGGGTGTCTCGCGTCATCGTCTACTTCGGCCAGGTCAATCCGCTCAAGAAGATCGACGACCTGGAGAACTATCGCTCGTCGGAAAAGAAATCGCACGATCAATCCGAGGCGGATGAGGGTGTTTCGAACAAGATCATCTTTGCGCGTGGCATCGCGGCCGGCGGGCGCACGGTCGCGACGACGTTGGCGACGAAGTATCTCAGCCGCTATGTGCGGCCGCCGCGGCGTTTCAATTTCAGCCTGATGCAATTTACCGCGCAGGCCCCGTCGGTCGGGTCCGGATATCGGCTGGGCGGCGGATCTCCGCGGATCGCGTCGTGGCCGTTCCAGGACGAAACCGGGGACAGGGTAGATATTCCGATCGAGGTTACGCGCATCGACCCGGACGGCGCGATCGTCAAGGTAGAAGCTGAAGAGATGTTGTTCACGGCGTTCGGCGTCGACATCGATCCGACCAACCGGTCCATCATCTTCGATGCCAACGAGAACAACATCAATCTGCGTACCCGGCATGACGAGCTTTTTCCCGAGCCTGTCAGCGGCAACACCGTCACGGCGTATATCAATGCCGGCGTGATCATCGGCTCGACAAGCACCGCGACGCCGTCATTTGATGTCGGCACATGGCCGGCGGGCGTTAACGTCGTCGTCGAATGGGCAGGGCGCGTCCAGGGCAAGGGCGGCAACGGTGGTGCCGGCGGTGGGTTCGGCGCAGTCGGGGCGCCTGGCAGTGTCGGCGGCCCTGCGTTCTATACGCGCAAGGCAATCACGATCAACTACACGGCCGCGGCCGACGTCTGGGGCGGCGGCGGTGGCGGCGGTGGCGGCGCAGGTGACGGCGGCGGTGGCGGTGGTGGTGGTGCGGGCCAGGTTCCTGGCACCGGCGGTCCGGGTGGCGGTGCGGGCGCGGCAGGTAGTTCCGGCACAACGGAGGCTGGTGGTGCACCCGGCGCTGGCGCCTTCGGCGTCAATGGCGGCGGTGCAGGCGGCGGACCTGCGCTGGCTGGGACTGAGGGCAATCCGACTGGGCCGTCCGGCGGCGATGGCGGGGCGCCGGGCGCGGCGATCGATGGAATCAGTTTTGTGACGCCGACTGGCTCGCCCGACATCCGCGGCGCGCAGATCAATTGACATTCGGAATCAGACGATGCCGCTCGCACGCAAGAACCTCACGATCACGGATGGGAACGGGAACGTCCAAGATGGGGCCAGCATTCAATTTCGCGATGAGACGACGCTTGTGTTGCCACAGTGCTATTCCGACGTTGATGGAACAGTTGCGATCGGAAATCCGTATGTCGCTGCGGATGGCCGGAATGCCGGCGCCTTTCTCGTTGGCGGCTATTACAGGATCACTGCCACGCTTGGCGGCTTGGTGATCGAATGGCGTCACGAGCCCGTGGGGCTCGCGGCCGGGACCGATTTCGGCGGCGGGGGCGAATCAGAACAACAAGTCACCGGCGCCAGCGCCACGATCGACGGTTTCGTAACCAAGTGCACCGTCAACCGCGTCGCGCCTTCGACAACCGGACTGACCTTGCCGGACGCAAGCCTGCGCATCGGTCGCGACCTCAGCATTGCTGATTATTCGACATCCGTGACCGAGCACACCACCACGTTGACACCGTTCCAGGCCAGTCAAAAGATCATGCGGCAATCGACCTGGCCGCTGTATTCGAATGCGTCGAATCTCGCATCGGTGACATTGCGTGCGATCGTCGATCCGGATAATTCCCTCAACTACGTATGGATCATTGCGCCATGAATACATTGAGAAAAGTCATGATGGAATGCGCCGTGCTGCTCGCCATGCTGGTCTGCGTCTCGCCTGTCGCGGAGGCGCAATGGCAAGTGTGCGATCATTGCGTTCCGATCGGGAATGGAACGGGGACGGGATTCGCGGCGGCATCGCCTGGTGCCGCCGGAGGTTTACTGCAGAGCACGGGCACGACGACCGATCCAGCGTTCGCGACGACGTTCACGGGCAACTACACCTGGAGCGGGACGCAGCAGTTCAACGACACGGTGAGCATTAATCCGCCCGGTTCGAGCCTTGATCAGGGTCTTGTTATTACTCAGGCCGCAGTTGGGTCGACGACATCTCTCTTCCTCAACCGCATCGTGATCACCGACAACGTGATTGCCAGCGGCAGCGTGGTCGGCTTGGATATCTCACACGTCTTCGGCGCTGACAGGGGCGCGCGAACGGGATTTTCTGTCTCAGTTTTC